ACGTGTGCATCAAGTTTTCTGATACCAGTGCATCATTGAGTGAGTAGAACCAATTCCGTTTGTAGTCTGACTCCTGTGTCATTACTTTCACGTCCCCACACGTTAGACCCAATTCGCTTGCCAGTTGCTTAAGTAGTATTGTTCTGTCCATGTCATTTCTCCAGTGTGTTTGAAAGTGTGGGTATGTTGTAGTCCAGTAACACAGTACACACAAACTGGTGAATCAGACTGTTGCGCAATAATGTGTCAATGTGTGTGTCGTGCAAATCTGGTGCATGTCCACCTACCCATGTATCAAGTGGAATCGACTGCGCGATAATTGCCTGTCTATTCTCTGATGACATTGCCCACCATATTAAATAGCTAGCATACTTTTCAGGGTTTTTTACCTTGCCTGCTTTTATTGCACTGCCCATAGTATCACCTACTAATGCATGTAAGTTTGGTATGGCATTGTTCATGTCGGTGTAAGCTTCGTCGAGTGCATCAATTGAGTTGCGTAGTTTCATGTTGTTACTCCAGTTTGTTCCACCAATGTGTAGTAGTCAGGGTCAACCCACTCGCGCCAACCCTCGCGCCAATCACCCTCATCGTAATCACTCCAGTCCTCCGAGCGGTCCGCATTTATATAGTCGATTACCTCTTCCAGTGTCCAATACTCAATCTTATTGGTATCTGTATTGTGTACAGCTATTTTATCACTCATGTCATTTCTCCAGTTGTGGTTAGCACATCATGTGTGCCTACGTCGTGTTTAGTAGCGTTTCCAGTTGTGACTGGAATACTACGATAGTAGGGATTCCCTACTTTTAGTGATGTGGTAAAGGATTCCAATTCGTACACATATTATACCATATGTATGGTGACGTGTCAAGTCGTGTTATATGGTGGTATTGTAACAGGGATTTGTTACAGACGTGTATTGTAACGTTTTGTTGTTACATTGTTAGCCGCTCATACGGGTTGTTACGGATTGGGCTTAGTTGGTTTGGGTTGGCGTTTGCTGATAGTTGAGAGGTACTGGTATCTGTTTACAGGGTTGGGTGGTGTTGTGAATGTTTACTACTTGGTAATAGGTAAGTGGTAGGAAGTACTGGGTTGCGTCAAAGCGTGACTGACAGGATGTGGTAATGTAATGTATTGTAACAGGTATTGTAACAAGTTGAAGTTACAATAGAATCGAGTGGTGGCGCGGGTTGTGGGGTGACTGTACTATTGTAACACGATTTGACGAATTATGAGCACTCAGCCACGAACACACACAATTATAAGCGCGCACACAAAACAAAATAATACCGCTTCCTTCAATACCTGCTTCATAAGAAATATTTGTGTTACAATAGATAATATAATATATTAAGTATATAGTAGTAAGTAGTAATAAGTATTATATATTAACACTATTGCTTTTTATCACTGCCATGCTATAATTTAAGTTGTCACTTCTTGTCACAAATTGGTTCTGTACGAAAAATAAGAAAAAGATGTAGGTCCAAAGAATTTATACTAATCTTATCTATTGTAATCAATGACTTAAGAATTAGATTGTAACAAATTAAAAAGTTACAGTAGGTTACAATAGGCGTGGTGCAGGAAGTGATAAAATGTGGTTTGTATAAAGTAGGGAATCCCTACTATTGCCGTAAGGCGTGGCGCAACCTACTAACTGGTTTCAACGGAGTAACCCAATATGAAAAAACCCACAGACATGTATGTAATGCGTGAACAAGTAAGACTAGAAATAGACGAGCTGGCAAGTTATGACAAGATAGTCAGACCCAAACCCAAACCAACTACGCCACCCAAACCAAAACGAAAGCGTCCATTTTTGCGTGAGCGGCTACATGAGCAACTTAGTGGGATAAAAATAGGCGAACGAGACGTAATTTTAATCCAAGATTATAGCGCTTCATCTATAATCAATGTCGTATCCCAACATGGCAAGTCATACTGTAAGAAGTTTAGCACTATGTTAATTGGGCCTAACGTACAGGTTACTAGGTTAGGGTAGGGAAGTCCCTACTATCTATGTGAGGCGTGGCGCACCCTCTTAACTGGTTTCAATGTGTGTACTTCACTTTATTATAGGCATAAAAAACCCTCAATTAAGAGGGTTGCTTGTCTTTACGTGCTATCTTAAACATAATATCAAAGTGGTAATATCTTATACCTTTGTATAAAAACATGTTATCTCCTATATAAAATAAAGCCCTCAATTAAGAGGGCTTAGTTAGTTACTGCCTAGTGTGGTGGTTCGATGTGACTTGCTTCAAGTTCAACTAACCTTGCTTGCATATACTTGACCGTATTGGTTACGTTCAGGGTCGTGGTGTACCCTTCAAAGTCTATCAGTTGAAAAGCATTGATAGCGTTGGTCAATTGAGTGGTAGCAACTTTGATTGTATCCTTTTCAACCTTGGCACTGCCCTCTTCCGTGCTGCCCTCTTCACCTTCTACCACCGGCTTAACAACCTTCAAACTAATGCCAAGTGCGTTGGCTAGACTATTTCGATAGTCATTCAACCGTGAGTTAGGTTGCTTCAACCATTCACTTCTATGTTCCTTCTCAGTCTTATACCCTATCTTTTTAAGCTCGTCTGACCTATCAGCTATCTCTACAGTTGTACGCGTTGGCACGTTGCGTTCTGACCATAGATAACAAGTTATGTTACCGCAGTCGTTAGGTTTCTTCTTAGCTAACATAGTCACCTGTTTAGGGAAGGAACCACCTATTAAATCTATTACCGCCTGTCTTACACCCTCACGGCCACTAAACAACTCATGCTTAGCAGGTAACAACTCAAGCGGTGTAATACCGCACTCGATGAAAGCCTTGCGCACTACGTCACCGATAGACTGATTAGTGCTTAGTGCATGGGTATGTCTAGTGAATGCACCTGATAGAGTGGCCACGTTAGCAGCAGTAAGCGTTGATACGTTTTTAGTAGTAGTCATATTATATATATCCAGTTTAATTAAGTAAGGCGTGATTGCCCTGACTTGTAGCTACTATACCATCACAGGGTGACTAGTCAATACTTAGCCTATCATATAGTTGTATACAGTATCAATACGTATCACATGGTAGCAAGTAGGGAAGTCCCTACCTGACAGGCGATAGGGTGATTCTGGCTAAGCTCGAACCCACCCCCGCCCCATGGCCCACTTTGTGTACGGCGGAGTCCCTCCAGCCTCTGTATTACTATTCCAGACGCTCACAACGCAAAAATTTCGTTTCCAAAAAATCCGGTTTTACTAAATATTGAGTTAAATCAAATACTTACAATTATACCTCACCCACAAGAAAAGACCCATAAAGGCAAGGTATTAATTCGTGGTAAAGGGTGGTAAAAGGAAAATGAACCCCCCACCCCTGCAAAAAATCTAACTCGACAAATAAAATTTTTTGTAAAAAAAAACTCAACAAGGGATAGGTTGAGCCAAAAGGGGAGGTTCAAACACAGTGTACTTGACTCACAACATATTACCAGCTATAAATACACCTTCGGTGCTTACCCAAGCACCTGCAAACAAATTGGACACTATGGCCTTACAAATTGAACCAGAGTCGGCAGTTGCGTTGCCACAACTGGACACCACAGAACCTTATTTAGAATTGCGTGACCGTATTAACAGTCTGTGCAATACGACTGTGCATCTGATGGAGAACGGGCTTGAGAAACAAAAACTCACGAACGAAGACACGGATGCGGCGACAAAGATTGCTCGTGCATATGCAGAGAATGAAAGCGCGACATCGAAAAAAGTAACCACAAAACGTGCGGCCATGCTAACTCCCCAAGCCATATTGTACACTTCAGCTATTCTTAATGAGTTTGGCCACGCCATTGTTGAAAGCTCTAGTATGATTCGCAACCTCGTTATGCATAAGCTGATACAAGAAACTGAAAATGTTGACCCTCGAATAAGACTGAGGGCACTCGAGTTACTAGGTAAAACATCAGATGTTGGGCTGTTTGTAGAAAAGTCTGAAATTACGGTTACCCACCAAACAACAGATGACCTAAAGAAAAACCTGCGTAGCAAGCTAGAAAAACTAATTAACCCGGAACCAGAAAAAATACCAATGCGGTCATCAAAAGGGGAAGAGTTAGTCATAGATGTTGATAAAGAGTTGGGGCTAAAATAGTGACTCCTACTTCTGACATTATATTTAGCGAAGATGACCTAGATACACTGTTAGATAACCTCGATAGCTTTAACCCAGAAGAAATAGCTGAAATTGACCGCATGGCCACAGAGCTAACACAGCGGAAGCTCAACGATGCAGCACATGATGACTTACTTACGTTCGCTGTAAGATGTTTCCCTGAGTACATAATAGGACGTCACCACAAGATACTAGCAAAACAGTTAATGGCCATCGAAGCGGGCAGAAAAGACCGGATTTGTGTCAATATACCCCCCAGACACGGCAAAAGTATGCTTGTTTCGACCATTTATCCAGCGTGGTTTTTAGGCAGGAACCCCACTAAAAAGGTAATGATGGTGTCACATACGACTGATTTAGCGGTAGATTTTGGTCGGAAAGTGCGTAATTTAGTGGATTCCAGCGTGTTTGCAGAGATATTCCCCACAGTTAACTTGAGTAAGGATAACAAGTCGGCCGGGCGTTGGAATACTAACTTAGGCGGCGAGTTTTTTGCCTGTGGTATAGGCTCAAGCATTGCAGGTCGTGGTGCTGATTTACTACTAATTGATGACCCCCACGCACTAGAAATTAACACGCTAATACCTACTCCTAACGGGTTTGTGGCAATCAATAATTTAAGGGTAGGGGACGAAGTATTTGGGCCCGATGGATACCCTACAAAAATAATAGGTAAATCCGAAGTTTGGCACGACCGAGAGTTATACAGCGCGGTAACAAGTGATGGTGAAGAAATACTTTGTGACGCACAACACTTGTGGGGGGTAAACTCAGACACCAACTTAAATAAGGCGAAAGTGTATAACTTCTCTGCTGAGTACATTGCCAACTGGCCTAAAGCAAACCGCCCGATATTGCCTAAGCACCAAGCGGTTGAGTACCCCCACGCAGATTTACCGATTGACCCGTGGGTGCTTGGCGCTTGGTTAGGGGACGGCACGAGTTCGTCAGGGCGTATTACCGCTTGCCCAGAAGACCAAGAGTACATGATGTCTGAGCTTAGAAAAGCAGGGTACACGCTAAGTCCCTTAACTAAAGATGGATTTACGTTTACTGTGTATGGGTTAATGGCCCAGCTTAGGACACTTGGAGTACTTAACAACAAACACGTACCTGAAATATACCTGACGGCATCCGTTGAGCAACGCTTATCCTTACTGCAAGGTTTGGTAGATACCGACGGCGCGGTAATGCCCTCAGGACAAGCTGGGTTTTACAACTGTAACCTAAAACTAGTTGAAGCCGCGAAAGAAATACTACACTCCCTAGGGGTGCGGTGCCAAGTACGTAGCTACGAAGACACACGAGGTAGATATAAAACAGCTAAGACAAACCACCGAGTGATGTTTAGAGTAGCTGACTGCGCTAGAATGCCGCGTAAATTGAGGTTTACCAGAACCCCCTCGGACAAACGTAGCCGTAGCATAGAGATAGAAAATACAGGTGTTAAAGGGTCCGTCCAGTGTATTACCGTAGAACGGAAGGATGGGCTGTTCCTAGCAGGTAGAGGGTATGTAGTAACGCACAATTCCGAGCAAGACGTGTTGAACGGGAACTTCGAGGTGTTTGACAAGGCATACGAGTGGTTTGCGTTTGGTGCAAGAACCCGCCTGATGCCGGGTGGTCGAGTGGCAATAATACAGTGCATGACAGGTGACACCCCAGTGCTTATGTCTGATAGCACGACTAAACAACTCAGTAATATATGTGTAGGGGATGTAGTAGCAAGTTATGACAAAGGTAAAAAAGTTAACTCCAAGGTACTTAACCATAAGTCAAGTGGTATAGATTATGTGTTTACAATTCGGACAACTTGTGGTAAAACCGTTAGGGCGAACAAGAGACACCCGTTTCTCGTCCAGCACCTTAATGGAGAAACACAATGGGTACGACTGAAAGACTTGAAAGTGGGGAATACGCTTGTATCATTGAGGGCTGCACAAGACCTTCAAGAACCACTACTAAACGCGGTAAATGTGGAGCATGCCAGTCAAAAGACTCGTGGCATAAGAAACACCCAGATGCAATCTACTTACCACTTGGGTATCATGGGAAGTATAAACACAAAACTTGTTCAGTTATTGAGTGTGGGGAACCCGCAAAGATTAATGGGATGTGTAACCCGTGCCACAGCAAAGACAAATGGGCTAGAGGGTTTAACAGGCGCAGCGCTGAGAAAAATAGGGAAGCTCACCTTAAACACAGGTATGGTATATCAATGGCAGAGCACAATGCGCTATTGGAAAAACAAGGTGGCAATTGTGCTGTCTGCAAACAACCGCCAACAAAGTGCAACACCCGTGCACACTGGGATGGAAAGTTATGCGTTGACCACTGCCATGACACTGGGAAGGTTAGAGCGCTTCTGTGCAACGATTGCAACCTCGCAGTTGGGTACACAAAGAGTCGAGCAACAGCCCTCGCCATTGCAGAGTATTTCAGAGTTCACCCCGAGTCAGATAGCTAGTATAGAAGCATATGGACAAGAGGAAGTGTTCGATGTCGAGGTAGAAAATACTGAGAACTTCATTGCTAACGGAATAGTGTCTCACAATACACGCTGGCACATGGACGACTTAACAGGTCAAGTTGTGCGAGACATGGCCAAAAACCCGGGGTCAGACCAGTATGAGGTTGTTGAGTTTCCAGCACTACTGGATTTTACCAGTAAGAGAACAGGCAAGGTAACAGAAAAACCACTGTGGCCTGAGTTTTTCGACTTGGCGGCATTACTCAAAACAAAAGCATCAATGCCAGTATTTCAGTGGAACGCACAGTACCAACAAAACCCCACGGCAGAAGAAGGGTCAGTCGTCAAGCGTGAGTGGTGGAGAGAGTGGACTAAAGACGAGCCTCCAGAAGTAGAATACATTATCATGTCTGCAGATACCGCAGCCGAAACTAAAAACCGGAATGACTTCAGCGTGTTCACACTATGGGGTGTGTTTATGAATGAAGAAGAAAACCGCCATGACATTATTGGGCTAGACTGTATTAAGAAACGCCTTGAGTTTCCAGAACTAAAAGACATGGCGTACGAGTTATACCAGAAGTGGGAGCCAGATTGTTTTATCGTGGAGAAAAAATCATCAGGTGTTGCGCTGTACCAAGAAATGCGACGAACTGGGATACCGGTGCAAGAATTTACCCCTCATAGGGGAAGTGGTGATAAACTAGCCAGACTTAACGCTGTTGCCGACATTGTTCGCTCGGGGATGGTCTGGTTACCAGTAACTCGTTGGGCGGACGAAGTGATTGAAGAAATAGCAGCATTTCCGTTTGGCACTAACGATGATATTGTGGATAGCACGACCATGGCCTTATCCAGATTCCGCTCTGGCGGATTCATAAGGTTAGACAGCGACGAGCCCGAAGAACAGAAAATGTTCAAATCTAACCGCGGCAACAGGTACTACTAGGAAAAAATTATGGCTATTGAAAAAAGTTTATATGAAGCCCCAAAAGGGTTGGATGAAGGAACCGAAATTGACGTGTTAGAACTCGATTTAGATTTACCAGAACCAGTCGAGTTTGAAGATGGTTCAATAGAAGTCACTTTGATTGAGGAAGATAAGGACATTTCAGAAATAGAGTTTGGGGATAACTTAGCGGAATACATGGACGAAACAGTATTAGAGGCATTATCTTCTGAACTAATGGCTGACATTGACAGTGATATTGAGAGCCGCAAGGAATGGGCCGAGACATTTGTAAAAGGTCTTGAGTTGCTTGGGTTTAAATATGAGGAACGTACCCAACCGTGGGAGGGCGCGTGTGGTGCACACTCCCCGTTACTTGCTGAAGCGGCGATACGGTTCCAAGCAGAAACAATGTCGGAAACATTCCCTGCAGCGGGTCCAGTAAAAACAAAAATATTGGGTGAGGAAACTAAAGAGAAGATGGAAGCCGCTGAACGTGTTAGGACAGACATGAATTATCAGCTTACTGACAAGATGGTTGAGTACCGGTCAGAACACGAAAGAATGTTATATGCGTTGGGCCTGTCAGGTTCAGCGTTTAAAAAAATATACTATGATTCAACTCTAGGTCGCCAAGCTGCAAACTATGTACCAGCAGAAGATGTTATCGTGCCATATGGTGCATCTAATATTGAGACAGCTGAACGTGTTACCCACGTCATGAGAAAAACTGAAAATGAAGTTCTGAAACTACAAGCTAACGGGTTTTACCGTGACACTGAGCTGAATGAACCACTACCTTTTCATACAGATGTCGAAGAAAAGAAAGCAGAAGAAGATGGGTTTGAGTTAACAGAGGATAGCCGTTTTGCCCTGTTTGAAACACATGCTGATTTAGTCATCGAAGACTCTGGTGATTCTGAAAAAGGCATCGCTGTACCTTACGTTGTTACTATTGAGCGTGGTACAAGTAAAGTGCTAAGCATACGTCGTAACTGGCAGGAAAATGATGAGCTTAAAATAAAACGCCAGCACTTTGTACACTATGTATACGTGCCGGGGTTTGGATTTTATGGCCTTGGTCTTATCCACATAATCGGGGGCTACGCACGTGCTGGCACATCAATCATACGTCAGCTTGTTGATGCCGGCACACTATCTAATTTACCGGGCGGGCTAAAAGCGCGGGGGATGAGAATCAAAGGGGACGACACACCACTCGAGCCGGGTGAGTTTAAAGATGTTGATGTGCCCAGTGGGGCAATACGTGACAACATAATGATGATGCCATACAAAGAGCCAAGCGCAACTTTGTTTCAGCTGTTAAACCAGATTACAACCGAAGGGCGTCGCCTCGGTGCTGTTAGTGATATGAACATGTCAGATATGTCCGCTAATGCACCAGTGGGTACTACATTGGCTATTTTAGAGCGTGTGTTAAAACCCATGGCAGCAGTACAATCTCGAGTGCACTTTGCGATGAAGCTAGAGTTTAAATTGCTCAAGCGCATGATATCAGAATACGCACCAGTGGATTATGAGTACCAGCCAGAACGTGGGGAAATGTCAGCTAAGCAGAGCGACTATTCAATGGTTGACGTGATACCCGTATCTGACCCAAACAACTCAACAATGGCCCAACGGGTTGTGCAGTACCAGACAGTCTTACAAATGGCATCACAGTCACCAGAAATATATGACTTACCCCAGTTACACCGTCAAATGATTGAAGTACTCGGTATTAAGAACTCTGAAAAGTTAGTGCCAACGGAAGAAGATTCTAAACCAAGGGACCCAGTGAGCGAAAACATGGATGCCTTAGTTGGCACACCGATGAAAGCATTCCAATATCAGGACCACCAAGCCCACTTAATGTCACACACCTCATTCATGCAGGACCCGATGATGATGCAGATGATTGGCCAAAACCCACAGGCCCAAGCTATTATGGCGGCACTACATGCGCACATGGCGGAGCATTTAGCGTTTAGCTACCGTAACAAGATTGAAGAGAAATTGGGTGTTACGTTACCTAATCCGGGTGAAGAACTACCTGAAGGCATTGAGGTTGAGCTGTCTAAGCTACAAGCACAAGCTGGAC